ATGACCTGGTTTATTGACCGGCGTCTTAACGGCAAAAACAAGAGCACGGTGAATCGCCAGCGCTTCTTGCGCCGTTATAAAGCGCAAATTAAACAGTCGATCTCCGAGGCCATCAACAAACGCTCGGTGACCGACGTCGACAGCGGCGAATCCGTCTCCATTCCCAACGATGACATCAGCGAACCGATGTTTCATCAGGGGCGTGGCGGTCTTCGCCATCGCGTGCACCCAGGTAATGACCACTTCGTTCAGAATGACAGAATCGAGCGGCCACAAGGCGGAGGCGGCGGTTCTGGCAGCGGTCAGGGACAGGCCAGCCAGGACGGTGAAGGCCAGGATGAGTTCGTCTTTCAGATTTCAAAAGACGAATATCTCGACCTGCTGTTTGAGGATCTGGCCCTGCCGAATCTGAGAAAGAATCAGCACCGTCAGCTCAACGAATACAAAACCCATCGCGCGGGTTATACCGCAAACGGGGTGCCCGCCAACATCAGCGTGGTGCGTTCACTGCAAAACTCGCTGGCGCGACGCACGGCGATGACGGCAGGCAAACGGCGCGAACTGCGCGAGCTGGAAACCAGCCTGAAAGTGGTGGAAAATACCGAACCGGCGCAACTACTGGAAGAGGAGCGCCTGCGAAAAGAGATCGCCGAACTGCGGGCGAAGATCGACCGGGTGCCGTTTATCGACACGTTCGACCTGCGCTACAAGAACTACGAAAAACGTCCGGAGCCTTCCAGCCAGGCGGTGATGTTCTGCCTGATGGACGTGTCAGGTTCAATGGATCAGGCCACCAAGGATATGGCTAAGCGTTTTTATATTCTGCTCTATCTGTTCCTGAGCAGAACGTATAAGAACGTGGAGGTGGTCTACATCCGCCATCACACTCAGGCGAAGGAGGTGGATGAGCATGAGTTTTTCTACTCGCAGGAGACCGGTGGCACCATCGTGTCGAGCGCCCTGAAGCTGATGGATGAGGTGGTAAAGGAGCGCTACGACCCGGCGCAGTGGAACATCTACGCCGCCCAGGCATCGGATGGCGATAACTGGGCGGATGACTCGCCCCTGTGTCATGAAATTCTGGCGAAGAAGATCCTGCCGGTGGTGCGCTACTACAGTTACATTGAAATTACCCGTCGCGCCCACCAGACGCTGTGGCGAGAGTATGAGCATCTGCAAGCGATGTTCGATAACTTTGCGATGCAGCACATTCGTGACCAGGATGACATCTATCCGGTCTTCCGGGAACTGTTCCAGAAGCAGAGTTCTACAACCTCCAATTAAATGTTATTAATCAGCCAGTTAACTATGTTTTTCTGGCTGATTTTATCGCGTTTTCATCGTTAACTTTCACCATGTTTTTCATTCACTTAAATTTTATTTTGGGGAATGTGATTTTTAAGAAATGATTACGCAAAACTTCTTTCGAGCTTTAGACTGGCCGTTATGGGGATGGAGGCTCAAGTCCTCTAGTACCGACCAAAACCACACAAAAAAAACCAGCCGCTTATGGCTGGTTATTTTTCAGTGACGTATGGGGAACTTTATTTATATTGCAGGGCAATCATCATCTAACGCACGATTGATGAAGAATGTTACTCTTCCCAAAACCTCAACCTCTTCCAGAGCAGAACCTTCGATCGCTTCCCCGTCGTCCGTTATGAGCGACCGACCCATCAGCTTGGCAAATTGTGTGTGCCCGTCGCACAGAATCAATAACACATCTCCATGTGTTCTCTTCGAAACAGGTTCGATAACCGCGAACCCCAAATCTGTAGCGAGCACCCTGCTATCAGCGCCCATGTGGCACAGTACTTCGGGAGTGAGCTGGCGCTCAACGTAGTCCGTAGCTGGTGAAGGAAATCCCATCAGTGAATTCTCCCCATGTTGCGCAGGATCCAGTAACGGTTGTCGCTACCGTCATTCGTCTTGTCAGCGAAGCCTGGCTGGTTGCGCTCTATCCACGAATTTGCATCGGCCCGGGTAAAATGCCAGTTTAAGCCCCTTAACTTCTGAATGAAGCTGTCTGTTCTCAGATAGCGGTAACCCTTTAGGTTAAGCTCTATTGCCGCGATAAAGGCGGCATGTATGTCTGCTGTGCGTGGCATCATCACCTCACATAATACTGTATTTATATACAGTGTATTTTGAAGGTGAAAATGTTCAATACAGTTATTAACTATCAATTATTATCCGTGGATAAGTTATTGATAAAATCCCTTTTTGCTAGTATCTCTACAATGTTCATAGGGTGAAATGCTGCCAGCAATGCACTCCTGCCTAACTCATACTTAATAACCCCTATAACCCCAAAAAACATTGACGCCATCCAAGTGTAGGGTTATTATAACCCCATCAAGACAACACAGAGAGCCGGAGGATGGATAGCAGGAATGCAATAGCAATGATAGAAGCCGATGGGTGGTATCTGGTGAGAGTTAAAGGCAGTCATCATCAGTTCAAACACCCAACGAAAAAGGGGCTGGTAACGGTAAAGCATCCACAGAAAGACATACCGTTACCAACACTGAAAAGCATCAAAAAACAGGCGGGGCTCTAAGCCCCCCTACAGGAGGTTTAAATGTTGTACCCTGTTGCTATTGATAAAGGCGATTCATCCTTCGGCGTTCGCGTACCTGATATTCCTGGCTGCTTCTCTGGCGGTAATGATTATCAGGACGCGATTGAAAGCGTACGTGAAGCGATCGAGGCACACATCGAATTACTAGTAGAAGATGGCGAGAGCGTTCCAGAAGCAACGACCGTCGAAAACTGGCTATCTGATCCGGAGTACGCCGGTGCGGTATGGGGCCTGGTTGACGTGGATATAACTCGCCTGATGGGAAAAGCGGAAAAAATCAATGTGACGCTTCCCTCATTACTGATCCGTCGTATCGATCAGTTTGTGGCCGCGCATCCAGAATACGGCAGTCGGTCTGGCTTCCTGTCTCGTGTCGCGGCAGATAAAGTAATTGGACGAGAAAAACGATAAGCCTCGAAAGAGGCTTTTGATAACAGGTTTTTTATGAAAATTTTTATTGTAAATCTTAAAAAGTCAGTAGAAAGACGGCAGAAAATGGAAGCTCAGCTTCAAGCCCTGGGCCTTGAAGCTGAGTTTATCGAAGCCGTTGATGGCAGACTTATGTCTGAAGAGGAGAGGAAAAGTGTCACTGCGAAAGTCAATTATGCCTTTCTTCCTGGGGAGATCGGTTGCGCATTAAGTCATCAGAAAATTTACATGAAAATGATTGATGAGAATATAAATGATGCGCTGATTCTTGAAGATGATGTTGTTTTAGATGAAGAGTTTAAAAACGTTCTGCCACAAATCAGCATCCCTGCCGATCGCCCGTCTGTCATTTTATTAAGTCGCTCCAATAAATTTTTCAAGAAACCATTAAAAAATTTAACGGGTAAGCATTCATTGCATAAAACACTACATGCAACCACAACTCATAGCTATATAGTAAATAACAGAGCAGCTCGTTCTTTACTTAACGGGCTTAACCCTATTTGGATTGTGGCAGATAAATGGGGGCTATTCGAAGATATGTCATTAGTTGACGTATATTCTGTAGTCCCTCACCCAGTACATCTGTCTGACGAAGCTAAAAACTCAACGATCAATATTCCAGAAGATGCTCAGGCTATTCACAAGAAAAAAAAGGAGTTATGGGATCTGCTTATGTCACGCAGGACGTTGAAGACGAAGATTAAACATAAATACAGAAGAGCTATCCTTCCTATTTTCAGTAAAGTGGTAAATCAAGGGAAAGGTTAAAACTTTAGGTCAGGTTCATTATGTGGGCTTGACCGGCCATTCAATATCAGGCGCATTGCTGGTATCGATGCGGTTTAACGAGATTCGATATTCCCGCCACGCTAACAGGAGCGCCTCCTCTTCATTTGTGGCCCTGCCTAAATCTACAGCATCTTTCAGGATAGAGATTGTTTCGCTTGCAGCAGCTATAAGCGTAGCTTTAAGCGCCTCAGCTTCGGCATTTAGTTGCTCTTTCGTGGGCGCTGGCGGGTCAGCAAGCACGGGTTGGTCATAGGTGTTCAGAACAATTACCTTCCCCTTTCTCTGCCCTTCAAGTAAGTATTGATACCATTGTTCCGATATCACGATTGCGTCTGTTGGCCAGGTACCAGCCGATATGTAATCAGCTTTGAACGCTTCATCGAAAAACCCATTTTCAGCGGCGCTAAAGTAAACGGCCATATTAATATCCTTTTGCAATAAGCATAAATTTACCGTGAGCATTATTTGCCCGCAGAACACAGCCAGTTCGGCTATATGAAGGAACGACTATTGATGAGTCATCACCGGAGCCATGACCCGCGCCATCATAGGTTATTACCACGCCCACACATGCATTGGGGAATGCGGTAGGAAAAGTAACATTAACATTCGTATTGTTTGTTACGGAAATATTGCTCATAACAACCTCCATAACACCTGTTGAAGCATCTTTATGCGTCATGGCATTGGCTGATTTTGTTGCGGTATTTTTGAGGTTGTACCGTGCATCGCTTTCTGCTTTCGTGTAAGCCTGCCCCGCAGGGGTGTAACTCCCTTTCGGCTGAAAACGCCCGTCACTCTCGGCTTTGGTGTACGCGCCTGTTTTTGGCATGTACCCCGCATCTGATTGTGCTTTGGTGTAATAACGGTTATCAAAATTGGCATAGCTGCCCGGATTCACTTGGCCCGGCGCGTTAAAGTTGCCATTTGTGTCCCATTTAAAATTAACCTCTGATCCGCCACTGCCTTTCATGTGCAGATGCCATGAAAGCTCATCGCCAGCAACAAGAGACCCCATGGAGAAAGCCCAGGCGTTTTTATTCACGATAATCGCCTGCTGTTTAATAACCGGATGATACTCACTCGGGTTGGTAGTCGAATACGCGTTAAAAAATGGTGCTTTCGATTTGTACTGTTCAGCCCAGGCGTACGGACCGGAATAACCTGCCACCATTCCTTTGCCTGCGGTAATTTCTTCGCTTGCAGTGATTGTGTTGTTAACCGATAGCGGCGTTCCTGACTGAAGTGCGCCCGTGGTGAGATTCACATACAGCGGGCGAAGTGAGTTGTAATTACCCAGCGAATCGCCAGAGTTGGTTAACATCAGATACAGCGTTGTGCCATCATTTCGCCAGAATGCACCAAAGTTACCGTAGGCGATACGCAGGCCATTCGCAGCCCTGGAAACAATTTCACCATGAGCGGAAATTGCCCCCCGGACTTCTGCTGCACCATTTAAATTGAACGATATGGAACCATTTACATTACGTTGTGAATAAAAATGGTATCCCGTCGCATCTTTAAATTCTAATACTGTTGGTCGGTCAACATTCCCCCAAAGATTAATAATCCCATCCAGGGTTGATGTATTTGAAGAACTGATTTCAAGCTTACGAGTATTACCTGCACGCACATAACCATTCGCAACCACATTACCCGTAACGGTCCCACCCGTAACAGGCAGCGCTCCAACCTCCGTCGCGGTTGGTTTTTTGGCTGTGGTATAAAACTCACACCATTCTGTCCACGTATTATCTGCCGGGTTAAAAGATCGAAGGAAAACACGACGAGAACTAAAAGTACGATATTCCTGTACACAGGCCTCCGCTCCATTTGCACTTGTCTGGTGAACATCCAGTTCGCCAGCTTCAGCAATGGGGTAATTCCTCGCAGGAGTAGCATTGGCAGTTAAAGCCTGATTAAACCGCCCGTACTGCGTACCTCTGACTGTATTCAAATCGACAGTACCAAGCGTCCCTCGATATGGAACAGCACCGACTTCAGTCGCAGTGGGCTTCTGAAACTCTGTGTAAATTTTTCCCCAGTCACCAAAAACGCCTTGTGGCGTTGAGCCTGCCAGCCCGATTAACGGCGCCTGGCCGCCTTGTTTTGCAATAAGGTGCACCTGAGAGCCTGAGTCAAAGCCAAAGCTAATCAGGGCAGCATTTCCATATGTCGGCTCCGACTGCACGCCGTAGAAGCCATTCCGCAGAGGTTTTCGGGCATCAGCAGCAGAAAGCAGAATGTCCGAACCATATCCACCTAATCCCATCCAGCCTACAACCGGCACGCGGCCAGCAGTTGCATCTGTTTTTGAAGTGACGACGTCTTCAGATGCGGACGTTCCCAGCGCGTCCTTGATCTCCTTAGCGGCTTCTCTGACAGCTTTCGGTGTCGCAGCCAGCGTCTCTGACGAGCTGTCGGTTTCGCTACTGAGCTGCACAAGTCCTTTACGTGAGGTTGTCGCATCATAAACGCCTATGGCTTCGCGAGACCCTTTTTGTGCAGCCTCCCCTCTCGCCGCTATTTCAGAAAGGTTTTTATCAATGCGCAGGAACAGACCATCTCCGGTCGCTACTTTGAGCTCTACGTTTGCCGCATCAGATACTGCAAGACGGAATTGCAGATTAACGCTGACACCGTTTTCAGGCTTTTCAATGGCAGCACAGTTCGCAACAGAATACAGTTCGCCAGCATCTGTCAGCAGGCCAACTTCCCTGACTACGAATCCACCAATGGCAACCGGGAGGACCAGCTGAGCAATAAACTGGTTCGCCTGATCCGGAGAAACCTGTAGTGCAGAAATTGCGCTGCGATATACCTCACGCACCAGCTTCGTCTGCGCAGGATCCGGTTTAACGGCCTGCCCGTTCCCGTCCCCCACAACAAAATCTTTAATGATGACGGGCTTACCGGTTGCAGATGATTGCGTCTCCAGCTCCTTGCCCCGGTTTGTCAGAATGCTGTAATACTTCTCAGCCATGGTTATTCTCCGGCCTCAATAACAACGTCAATCCAGGCGGTAACAGCACCGCCGGCGTAATAAGTTCCCTTCGCACCCAGATCGGCGATCACATCGATAGTGGTCAACAGGCTGCGGAGGTTTTTGGCTTTATCGACCTGGCGCCGTATGCGCTGGTAAAGTGCTTCGTCAACAGCCTGTAAGCTGTAAACCTCCACGCGGAAGGTGTAGGGATCCTTGCGCGGTGTATCCTCCCACCACTCAATCACGGTGGTCGGCAGGCTGACGGCGCTCAGCGACCGCCTGACCGCACCGGCGGTGCCCCGGTGCTGATGGACATAAGCGGCATCCCTGATCACCTGCCTTTTTTCTTCCTCAGTCCAGGCCTCCTCCCATGAATCCACTGCAAATTCCCAGGCCAGCCATGGCAGCAAATGTGCGGGACAGGTATCAGGATTTTTCACCTTACGTACCATGTCAGTATCCAGCGCCGCGATCAGCTCTGTGCTTGCCTGCTCCTGCGCCCGTTCCGGGTGAATGGCTGAAGGTGGAAGCAGAGATCGAAATTTATCCACTCACTCCTCCTTTACGGGTGACGTTTATCGCGCTGCACCATGGGGCCTGTCCTGCTTCCGCTTCCAGATCAGCCGTCGGGCTGAGCAACTTAACTCTGGATACGCCGGGCTGCTGAAGTGCTGAGTAAATCGCGGAAAGCGGTACGATGGCATTAATGCGATGGGAAAGCTGTGTGTAGCTCGTCAGCGTACTTATCGCGTTTTCCAGTACCGTCTGTGCATCCGGACCGTCTGGTATTTCAAGTTCAGCCTTAACGGTATAGCTGGCGATACTGGCACTCTTCACAATGACAAAATCGGTGAGCGGCCTGACTTCATCCGCGCTCAGTTTATTCATCACTTTTTCGATCAAGATACCCCCGGCCTCACCGTTGCCGGTTCGCGAGAGCACGTATACATCCACCTCACCGGGCCGGTTATGGGTTTCAGGCCCGTAGGCGTCCGCATCCAGCACATCGTTATCCGCAGATTTGGCATGAAAGCGATAAGCGTTACGCGCGCCAGCGGTATTCAGCTGCGCCCACGAAAGCTGTATACGTTCCCGGAAAGCGTTGTCGTCTTCATAAACAGGGTCGACAGGGGGAACCGCATCCGGATCGCCTGGATTAATCACCAGACGGGAAACATTAAAGGCCGCGCCCAGCTGGTCGAGGTCGGCTTCTCTGGCGCTGGCAAGGAAAACAGCCCTTACAGCGTCATTGACGCGCTGGAACGCCAGAGCAAGCTGGTAAGCGGTGATTTCCCCCTGCTTATACGCCGGGTCCGATTCCACCAGCGCATCAAATTCCGTATCGAGTTCACGCAGGCGTGCCAGCCAGCGGGTAAAAATGTCGGCGGTATCCGGTACCACGATGGCATCCGGCACCGCCAGGGCGGACAGGTTAATTACGTCATAGCTGCTTGCCATAAATCGGTATGCCTCCGGTGCTGACAGGAAGATTGTTCTCTTTGTTAATCCCTTCGATATCCACAACACACCCCGTTTCGTCAGCCGGGAAAGAAACGACAACGCGCGTGACCTTAAGCCGGGGTTCCCAGCGTGCCAGCGCCGAGGCGGTCGCGGCGATAATGCGAAGCCTGGTCAGGTCATCACGAGGGTTATCAACCAGCGAAAACAGGTCACTGCCATAATCACGGATCAGTACACGGCTGCCGACGGGCGTGGAGAGAATATCGCTGACGGACTGGCGCAGATGATCGCTACCGGACAGGCGTTTCCCGGTCCGGCTGTTTACACCGTTCATAGTATTTTCCGTATCTGTTTGTCGGATGGCTGAGAGTTATCCGAAGTAATCCGGGCCGGTCTTATCCTTGCTGCCGGATTTTTTTGAGGATTTCGCAGGCTTGCGAATATCAACCACCAGGTTGTATGTGAAACTGAAACCCGCAGGTGTCAGGGAAAACACCAGCGACTCAACCACCCAGGCGCGATCTTCCCGTTCGCCAAAGCCGGACGTGGATACGCCAGACTCTGCCGTGAGAGGAACGTGTCTGGGTCGGCAGGGCCCCGTTACTATCATTTTTTGTTCATTGCGGCGGGCCTGCGTTTTTTTCGCTTTGGCCTGCTGATCGGCAGTAGCTTTTACAGGCTGGGTATACGGGTTAGCCATTGAGGGACCATCATGATCAACCGTAGTGGTTTTGGTCTTCCCGTCAGCCTCATCGTAATAACGTACGCCGATTTTGCCTGAAGACTTACCACTGCTGGCGGTGGCCTTCCCTGTCGAACTGCCCCGTTCTCCTTCGCTGTAAGACCATTTTGACACCTCTTCTGGTGTGATAGTCAGAGCTGCGGTCTGTTCGCCGGAAGCATTTGCCGTGGATCCCTGACGCAGAAAGAGCCAGTATCCGCCCGACGGTTTACTGACAGCATTCCATGTTCGGGCCAGGCGCGTCAGCAGATTGGCGTCCGATTCCGCCACCTGGTCAACGTGGTCGATATGGATATCGGCCAGCTCTGCGGCCACTTTTGGTACCAGTCCATTTTCTTTCGCTACCGTTTTAACCAAATCCGCCAGTCGCAGGTTATCCCAGCTGCGTGTTTTCTGGCTGATCACATCACCCGGTTGTTTTTGCGCGTTCATTGGCGCAGCGGTGGCATAAATCTCAATACGACGTGGCGGGCCGCTGCTGGCCACGCCGGAAACCACGAACCAGCCCTTATCCACCAGATGATCATTAAAACCCAGCGCCACGCGAAGACGAGCGCCTTTTGTCGGAAGGGGGAGCGTTTCCGAGAACAGGGTGATTTTCAGCTCATCTGCTTTTGCCGTAGCACCGCCGTAATCAGTCAGCGTCAGCTCTGCCAGGCATTGTTGCAGCGCACGGGTAATATCTTTTCCTTCAGCGCTGACGCTGAAAGCGGGAGCATATTCCGGTTTAACAATCTGATCTGCCATTTTTAATCCCACAGGCTATAAGCAGAAGCCTGAACCGGCGGAGCCAGATCCGGTAAAGTGATAAACAGACCTGAAGGATAAACGGCCCCACGGTCAGCCAGTCCAGGATTCGCTTCAAGAACCTGCGTCACAATATAAGAGAGGTTCTCTGTGCCGTAATGCGTCGCGCAGATCGCATCCAGCACATCACCGTCACGGGTTTGATATGTCATCGGCATAATGTTTCAGCGTCATCGTCCAGTTTTTGTTTCGGTGGCCGCCGCCCGGCAGGAATCGGCTGGTCGTATCTGAGAAGTCGATCACCACCCACCAGCCCAGGACATCTCCTTCACCGCTGACCAGCTGCTGAGGCTGATTCTGGTCTGCCAGGTCGAAGAGATCGTTAACAGCATCCACCCCCTTGCGAAAGAAAGCATGCGATTCCCCTTCAAGCCGGACGGTTCGCCCGGGCTTGCCGGTATACTGCAATAAATCCTGCTTCCCGATCCGCTCCTGTTCGCTCCATCGCCAGCTGGCCTCGCGGGTCAGTTGGTTGTATGCCGTGGTATCGATCGAAAAGGCAAAATCGCCCAGCATCATCATCACCCGGGCGGCCTGAGCCCCCCGAACAGCGCTGGACTGAAACTGCCCGTAGTCTTCAAAGACAGGAATAATTTCACTCACCAGATTTGTCCTCCGTCCAGCATGCTACTGTCACCGTTAAATACCGGGCTGGTTTTAGTCACCGCGACAACTTCATCCCCGATCGCCCTTTCATCCTGACCAGGTGCGCCATGTATCTCATAATGAAATTCGAAACGACGGTTGTCGGTCAGTTGTCGGGGAGGTGGCGCTTTGTCCGCAAAATCCAGCTTCTGAAGTAATGTTTCCCAGTAGCTGCTTTCCACTTCACCTGACAGTTCTGCCGGTCTGCCTGGAACAGGATCAGGAGACTGTCGGGAGTTAATCTCAGGCGGTAAGTGCAAGACGTCTGCGCTTTTATCCCTGTAACGTTCGTTACCCCTGAATGAACCCTGCGCGTTGTCAGTCCCCTGTAACGAATCGACATCAACATTCACATCTGGGATACGCTGTGCCGGGTATTTTGAATTCCCCTCAGATCTTTCCTCTGCTGCTGTCCAGTTAAGGGAAGGATAAACATCGACATTTACTACCGGCTTATCCGGTGAGAGGTTGTCTGCGGATCCCTTCGGTTTTTCCGCTGCGGGCCAGACGCTACCTTTTTCAAACGAGGGAAAGGAAGGCAGTCTGTAATTATTCCAGGCGCCGGCAGTGCTGTCGGATGTTTCATGTCCCGGTTGCACAGACGTCTCCTGGTTCTGGTTCAGTGCTGAATCCCAGGAGAACGGCGTACCGTTGCTTTCCGGCGCCACGTATTTATCGAGCGTACTGTTAAAGGTGTCATCGTCGTCGCGGAAAAATCCCCGGGTGTCCCGGTACGATTTTTTCACATCATCAGGCAGGTCCGGCTTTTCCTTCAGTTGCTGCTCAAACCACTCTCCCTGACCGTTGCGCTGCGCCGTCATGCGTGCAATATCAACCGAGCCGGTCATCGCCAGCGATTTGAGTACGTCCCGCTGATCGCTTCTCTCATCCGGCAAAAGCCAGGACAGTTTTTTCGCCAGCGCGTAGGCCACTTTCCCGACGAACACAATGCCCTGACCGAACGTTAGCACGCCGGGGTAAAGATCATTACGCAGAAAACTGACAATGCGTTTGATCCCGCCCCCCTTAAACCACTCCGCCATATCATCCGTCAGCCGGCGGATATCCGGTGCCAGCTCGTTTCCCAGCTGCCCTGAGATTTCCGCTACAGCGGAGGAGAAGACCGTGCGCAGGCTGGTGATGGCGCGGTTGCCCTCCATCGCTCCTTCAGCCCCCTCTTTCGTGACGAGGTTATAACGCCGCTGCTCGTCCATCAGGTCACGGTAGCTTTTGCCGGACTGCTTCAGCAGCATCAGCAGTTTGCTGGCCTCGCCGCCAAACAGCGAATCCAGTGCAAACGACGCTTTCGACTCGTCCTGCATGCTGAGCGCACGCTCGACGATTTTTTCGAACTGCGCCATATCGCTGAGGCCGGCAAAATCCCCCGCCTTAAATCCCAGGGTTTCAAACGCATCCTGAAGGGAACCCTGCTTGCCGTTCTGCTTGTACTCTCCTGCCTTGTGAAGATACTCCTCGAACAGGTCGCCGATGTTCTCCCCGTTCATGTCGTACTGCTTCGCGAGCGTGTCCCAGGCATCAAACGTCGGGATATCGACGCCATAACTTTTCGCCACGCCAGCCCGTCGGGCCGTTTCTTCGTTGGTGGCCGCAGGTGCAATCAGGGTACCCAGGGCAGAAGCCACCACGCCACCGCCGCCAATCGCCAGCCCGGGAGCCACCATCCCGCCCAGCTGTCCGGCCATACCGAGCCCACGGCGAAACAGCCCTTTCCCTGCCCCCTTGAAGGCGGCCAGCCGTTGCGTCTTCTGCATCTGCTGATTCAGCTTCTGCTGTTCGGCCTCCGTTTTGCGGATTTCACGGGAAACGTCGCTGTAACGCCGTTTAAGATCGCCAAGGCTGTGCCCTGCCAGCTTCGCACGCTTAATCTCTGTTGCCAGCTTAGCCTGGTCTTTCGTCAGTTTTTCTGACTGCTTTCCGACGTCCTTCAGGCTTTTTTGCAGACTGTTCGCTGAACGGCTCCAGGAGCTGTCGATACTGCCGCCAAAGGTAATGACGGCCTTAAGGTTCTGGCTTAATCCGGCCACGATTTACCGCCTCCACTTCGTCGGTGAGAAAATCCGAAAACACACTGAACGGCATATCCAGGTATTCCGTCATGGGAAAATGCAGGCGCCGTCCCAGAAAACGTATCGCCCGCATCAGCCCTCTTTCGGTCGCTTCTCGGGCGGGAGCATAAAAACATTAAACGCGTCCAGCAGCTGGGCATAATCTGCCGCAGTCAGTTGCCAGATATCCTGTTCGCTGAGGTTGCACAGCAGCGCAATCATGCGCGCCTCTTTTTCTTCTTCACTGCCGCGGTCTTTGGAAAAAGCAATGCGGTCACGCACCAGCGGCTCGCGCAGCGTCACCTGTTCGAGCAGGCCACCGTTCTCAAAGGAAACAGGGGAATACAGTTTGATAACGCGTGTTTCACCAGGAAAAGACATGTTGATCTCCATAAAAAAACGGCCCGCAGGCCGTTGTAAGATTGTTTGAGTTTAAAGCCGTACTTTTGCCGCCAGACCGGAAAGAACATCCACGCCATTCACCCGGCGCGAGAAGCGCTCAGTATCAATCTCAAAGAGCTCGCGACCGTCCTTAGTCTGACGGTAATAGCTCACGGCAATTTCCACCGTGACGGCATTTTCGGACAGGCTGTCCTTGCCACGCGCGTCGGGAGTGACGGTCTGCACAAAGCCTTCGATCTCCTCGATCGTACCCAGCGCGGTACCGTTAGCCAGATAGCCCTGATAGGCCGTAAAGCGCGGACGGCTGCCGCTGACAAAACCGAAAGCGGTCAGCATATCCACGTCCACACCGTAAAACTTCAGCTGACAGGTGAGTGCTTCCATGCCGTCATCAACGGGGGACGGCGCATCCTGTGCGCCGGTACGCAAATCCGTTTTGACAATGGACAATGCCGGCGGAGTAAATTCATGCGCCCCCTGTATGCGAATCCCCTGCCGGAAGAAGGTCCAGACGCGTAATGTGTTTTTTTCGCTCATGCTGCCAGCATCTCCTCAAGCGCATAGTTGTTATTCACCCGGACGCGCAGGCTGATAAGCTCAGTCGGCGATTTCGGACCAAAGTCATAGTTGATGTACAGCACGCCAGCCGCCATGCTCTCAGCGGTGTTAAGTTCTTCATCCAGCCAGGCGCGACCACCGAAAATGGCTCCGAGGCCGACCAGCTGGCGCATATAGGCGTTGATGGTGCCGATAATGTCGTCGGCATTCTCCCGGTCCAGCGGACGGTCAACATATTCGAGCATCGTTTCCTGAATACTGTCCTCGATGACGTCTGCGGTTCGGCGAACCGATTCGAAGCGCCACTGTGGATCGGTACCGCACAGACGGTTGCCCCAGTGCTTAAACCCTGCCCGGCGGATGATGGTAGAGACGTTCTGCATGTTGAGCAGGTTTGCGTCGCAGTTTTCATCGCCGAGAATGAACTCGTCGATCTGTTCCACCCCGAGGATGTTATTGATGTCCTGGTTGGATTTACTCCACCACCAGCCCTTTTCAAAGTCGATTCGGGCACGCAACCCCGCCGCAAACGCAGAATATGGACGATAGACCAGCTGGCCGTCGGCATTGCTGACCTGTACGCGCGGGCGCAGCAGCTCGGTGCGGGTACCATAGGACTGTCGGCGCTGGACCACTTCTTGCAGCTTAGCGCCAGCGGCACAGTCAACATACGCCACCGCCCGCAGCTTGCCGGCAACGGTTTCCAGAGCCTTGCCCACGGCATCATCCTCACTGAACCCGGGCGCGATGACGATACGGGGCTGGTAAGTTGTCACGGAGCGAGCAGATGACAGCGCGCCGATCCCGGTCAGCACCGCCGCACGCTGTTTCGCTGTATCGTTAACTTCAGCCACGCGTACCACCACCGTCAGGGCATTTCGCTGATCGTTGATTTCCATCAGGGCCTGCTTCAGCGTGCCTTTTTCACCGAGCCGGGAAAGCATCGAGGTACCGACAATCGCCACAGGAGTATTCAGCGGGAAAGGTTCATCTTCGCCGCCTGCCAGCTGCAACCGGAACGGTGTGACCACGCCACTCCCGCTTCCCGTTGCGGTGACTTCCACATCATCCACCGCGCCCACGGCAGCGGCCACTGCTGAAGAGGTTGCCGTCAGCTTGCCCGTTTCATCGCAGCCAAGCGTGATAGTCAGCGTTAATGCCTCCGCATTCCAGGCAGCAGAAGTTTCAATCGCTGCGGGATTTTCTTCATTCGGGATGCCAGCTACTGCCTCAACCACCACCACGTTTCCTGACCTGCCAGCAACTGTCGCGGCAAAATCCACAACATTATCCAGAATCGGGGTTCCTGTACTGGCACTCGCCGGCGTTCCGGCAGAGGCATCAGGCGCTGTACCCACCAGGCCGATAATGGCCGTCTGGATCGTCGTGACCGCGACCGTACCGGATGTCAGTTCGATCGTTTCCACACCATGTAAATTCGCCATTTATTTTCTCCAGGCATAAAAAAACCTGCCGCGGCAGGTCACATTTTTTGATTGGGGGGATTCGTGGTTCCGCCGCCATCACCATTTTCTTTATGGTCATGGCCGTTGTAGGTTTCGCGGATCCCGCTCATTTTCCCGGTACCGTCAGAAATTTCCTGTGTTGCACCGATGTTTCCCTTCACATTCGTGTCGGAATTGATTTGCGTAACGCCCTGAACTGTGAGGGTGTCGGTGATTTCCACCGGACCATCGAGCGTTCCCTTTCCGATAATTTTGTAGGTCCCGCCCTCCGCCAGCGTGATGGTCAGGGCATGCGCGGCGCGGTCATACCGGATCTCGGTACCGTCACCGTAGCGGGTGATATGTTCGCTGTCGCTGCCCTCCGGTACCGGCAGACCGCCGGTATTCCAGCCGGGAAACACCCGGCCATTATTAAGCTCGCCCGCCTCCGACAGCACAGTGACCGCATCCCCGATCGCATAAGGATTGGAGTCAGCCCGGTTTGCCCCGGAAAAGCCCTGGCAAAGCGGCAGCCAGGTAGTGGTGATGTCGCCCAGATCCACCCGGCACTTCGGTATACCGTCATGCTTAACGGAATGAATAACCCCGCGCCGCACAATATTCGCCAGGCGACGCTGTAAATCGCCCTCGATATCACTCATCGGGTTTCGCCTCGTAAATCAGCTGATAATCGTCCACATGCGCGCGCCCGATATCCGGAGCCTTACCAAGCCAGACGCCGGTCAGCGGAGAATTAATCTGCGCAAACGGATCCGCACCAAAGGCTGCTGACTGTGTGAAGGAGATCCGCCAGACCAGATAATCATCCATGCGCGGATCAAACTCATCGCGTGACGCATCGATAAAGATGGCTGGCTCAAGACTGGTCAGGCCGAACTGCTGGCCGTCAATCCACTGCGTGATATCCGCCGCCGCCGTGCGCAGGAAAATTTCGGGTCGGCTGACGCCAGCGCCTGCCGCGTCCACCACAACGAACAAATCGCAGGACAGATTCACATTAAGCTGTCCCTCGTTGCCGCCGCTCTGCTCCCAGCCGTTAATGGAGAAATAGACCGCCGGGGTGGCCAGTCCGCTAAAGCGGGGCACGTTTTTTTCCGGGTAGGCATCGGCGTCACGCACCCACGCAATTTTTTTCAGCGCGCCGGTGACAGCATCGTGATACTGCCCCAGCAGTAATGGCTCAGCCATAGTCCACCTCAGACAGAAATACGGGCTTTCACACGCCCGCGCAGATCGGTTTCAAAGTGATGCATAAAAATCTCCATCGCCTCCGCAAAGGCGTTATCTTCGATGTAATTCAGCATCGGCTCATAAATATCGACTTCCGCTTCGCGGGTACGGCGGGTATCCGGATCGCGAATAACCACCGTCCGGCGGTTTTCACGGCGGGAGCGCGCCACTTCCCCGTTTTCAAAAGTGCGCGGGGATAGCAGGCTGCCCTTTGGGGTGAATCCGGCGTTTTCTGCCTGGCGCCGCGCCTTTATATACCGCCCGGTGGATTTATCCCGCCGGGTATGGTGAGGCCTGACCCGCCCGTTAATCCTGCCTTTCAGGTCTTTTACCTTAATGGCATTGAGACCAAACCAGAGACGAAAATTATCCAGTTGTGACTGGGAAGCGCGATCAAGACGAAAGGAAAGCAGACGCCGACGCACCAGATCCAGGCTGCGCGGCGCCAGCCCGTCTTTCAGGTCAGCCATCGCTTTTTTACGCAAGGTGGCGGCGGTACGTTTCAGCGCACGGGAATACGCTGCCCGAAACTGTTTATGGGTGGCACCGATGTGCTCGGCTATCCGCCAGATGGCATCCACATCGATATCGACGGGCAAATCCCGCCGTAGTCTGGACTCACGCGCCATATCAGCTCCACTTGTTGATGTCCGGCTGCACCTTACCCGGTGCGCCATACGCCAGCGTGACGCGGGTGCGGCCTCCTTCATCAGCGCCAATGTGCGTCACACGATAAGCCGTGCCGTTGATCTCCACGCCGTGGTGTTTCTCAAGCCCCACGATATCGGCGGTCATCGCGCTGAAGGCCGGAGAGCGATCCTGAATTTGCCCCCCGCCGGGCACGTCAACCGGGACATCAGGCGTCTCGAAAATCACGGTAACAGGACGCAACTCAGCGCCGACAGACAGGACAGCAGGCAACTCTTCGGCAAATGCCCGGGATATCCGGGCATCCGCGTTTAACAGGCGTTGCCGAAAGCGGTTCATCAGTAACCAAGCCGGACCGGAACAGAATCCGCATCCGCCGCCGCCTCAGCCCAGGCCGTGCCCGCCAGAGGATTCGGAACCGCCTCCTCACCCGCTTCCGCAGTCAGTTTACCGTCGGCCAGATAGAGCTTCTGACCGACAGTGACCGCTTCCGCTGCCTTTGGCAGGACGAACACCCCCGTGGTATGCAGCACGCCCCACTGCCCTGCCGGGATGTCGTCGTGAGCGACGCCCACCAGTGCCCCAGAAAGCACGGCATCGCCTGAGTGAATATTGGTCGCACCGGTATTCTGAAAATCAAGAGTGTTGCCGTCCTGCTGATAGTTATTCGCCATGTTTTTTCTCCATAAGAGGATAAGGCGGCCCGCGCCGCCTTCAGGGATAAAAAAACCGCCAGAAGGCGGTCGTTATTTCTTGGTGACTTTAACCAGACCACGCCAGTCAAGCGGGGCCACACCCGCATCAATGCGCACCTTGAATGCGGCGCCGTCAACAGTGAAGCCCTGCTGCTGCTCCAGATACGGCGTATCGATACCATCCAGGTACGCCACTTCAATGGTGTCGCGTCCTTTTGCAGCCGCCAGGTAATAATCAGTCGGGCTGCTGTCATCCAGTCGTGCTTCTGAAAGTACTGTGGCAAAGTTCCGGATCGGGTTCTCAATACCGCTATTGGCATCTGCCCCCGGCACACTGGCGGATTTGATAAGCTGATTAGCACGGGACTCAATAGCTACCGGCGTCAATGCAAAAGCCGGACGGATATTGAGATGACGATCGCCAGATTTCTGCAACAACATCGCCTTACGTCCATCATCCAGTCCTTCAATGCTCAGGTCAGCAGCTATCAGGTTGCCATGGTCAGCATGGAACAAAGGTTTGCCATCAGACATTTTCGGATTGCTGGTCAGAACTGCCCACACCAGATCGCCCACGGTCGCGCGTGCCGCACCACCCATGGCATATGGGATACGGGTCAGCGTATCCATGTCATCGTTGATGATGGTCTGACGATCGATACTAAACAGTTCGCCGTAAGTCGCCAGCGCAATGGGTTCACCACGATCTTTCATGGTGACATACTTATATTCCGCTCCGGCACGTACCTTGCGAAGGGTCGGGAAAGATTCCAGACCAGCACGATGCGCGGTTTTGAAGTCAGTCAGCGTGCCCTTACGGGTCCACTGGTCAAAGGTTTCGCTGGCTTCATCCCAGCCCAGCAGCGCGGCTTTATGCGCCACATCCATCAGGATATTGCCAAAATCGCTGCTGCTGTGAGTGAATGCCAGCCCCACCATTGCCAGTGGAGAACCGTAGCCGGAGATACCAATCCCGCGATCCACCAGCGAGGCACGCGCCAGCTCACGCAGGGTATAGCCGTTGTAGGCGTTATCCTTCTCGGCCTGCGCATAACCCGCTCGGGTCATTACCGCAGCGCGAATGGAATCACCGACCAGATTGCCGTTTCCGGCATACATATGAATAGCGCCAGGACCGGCACTCGGCGTAGTCCCTGCCGCCAGCGCCTGGAGGAGTCTGTCACGGGCTTTTTCCGCCGTGCAGGAGAAGTCGGCCAGACACTCCGCCTTCAGTGTCGCGAAGGTCGGGAACGCCTCAAAAACAGCGGAAACCGTGTTCACGCGTTCCGCGTTTGCCGTCTGCATCTGCTGTTGCAGCTGCTGGGCCAGCGCAGTGATATCGATATTAGTCATCTGCTGCGCGGGCTGTTGTGGCGCTGGCGGGTTCAGGTTCGCCTGTACCGGCGCGGGCTGCTGTGGCTGATTCACCGGAGCTTCAGCGCGCGGCGCAAAAAGAGATTTAATCTGTTCTGGCATGTTCTGATAATCCTTCAGTTTATTTTCATTCACACAGGCCGCAGCCTGTAGTTCAGGTTCAAGCGTGTCAGCGAAACCTTTCTCCACTGCCTCGGCCCCGTTAAGCCAGGTCTCCGCTTTCAGCATCGCTTCCAGCTCCTCCTGCCCCAGTCCGGTTTTATTCATATAGGCGCTGAGCATCAGGGCTTCGTTACGATCAAGCCACGCGGCATAATCGCGCATGTCATCAGAATCCCCGGCGATCCCGCCCCACGGTTTGTGGACCATGATCCAGGCGTTTTCCGGCATGTGCACCGTGGCGCCGGGCAGGCAGACAATCATCGAGGCCATGCTTGCCGCCACCCCGTCCACCCAGATATCCACTTTCGCTTTCAGCCGCGACAGGGTGTTGTAGATGGCAAATCCCTGCATGACATCGCCGCCGGGGCTGTGGATATGTAAATCCACCGCGCTGGCGTCAAACACCCCGGCTTCTTTACAGTCCGCGACGAACTGCTGGGCTGTGATGCCCCAGCCGCCGATCACGTCATAGAGGAAGATTTCGACGCGCCCGGCAGACAGCGCGCGGATTTCGTACCAGCACTGACCGTTTGCCGCATCGACACCCGCTAGGCTGGCGCGGGGGTTAATCATCATCGTCCGGCTCGCGCCGATCGTCTTTTGGTTTTGCCGTTGCATCTGGCATCGCTCCTTTGTCGTTGGCGGCGTCGGAATCAAACACCAGCCCGTGTTGACGGTTAAATTCGGTTTCACGCAGTCGCTGGCGTTTAACCTCCTGCGGGTTTTTACCCCGCGCCCGTGCCCATTCCGCTTCGGTACCAGCACCGCCACGAACAATGGCTTTCCAGGCATTAGCCTCTTTCCCCGGATCAATCCACGGCATCACCGGGCCGAGATAAAGCGCGTTATAGAGAGAATTTGGATCCACATCCGGCGGCACTTCAACGCCACTCAGCAACGCCATCGCCAGCCATGCGCGGTAAACGGGCCGGCTGTGCTGGCCGACAAACCACTGTTGCAGGACGTTGTACCCTTCGAAGCTCTCCACCAGCTCCTGACGCTGGGAGCTGTAGGTGCCGTTATAGTCCCGGGCAATGCTGGAATAGCTGCCGCGCGTGCCTGCGGCCACGGCCCGCATCTGTCCGTTTCGGAATTCATAGAGGTGAACATTCGGGCGATTGGATTCCACCATGCCAAGGTCTTCACCCGGGCGCAGATCGTCGTAAATCATGCCCGGGGCGATATCGTAATGACGCTGGCCGCCGGGAGGTGAAAACTCCCCGTCGTCACCAAGAGACTGCGCATCACCGCGCTTGATATAGAACCCCAGCGCGGCGGCAATACGAGCGGCGACGCGTTCACTCTCTTCATAATCCTTGATGTCAGAAAGACGGGTAATGACTCCGTGGATCAGGCTGATACCACGCAGCTGGTGCAGGCGCTTGCGCTGCGCAAGGTGAAGCATGTTTTCAGCTGAGACGGTTTTAAGTTCAGCGCTGAATCGCGTCATATTTGCCGGATGGTACTTGTAAACGCGGTAGCCGACGGGACGTCCCCAGTCGTTCACAATGATGCCCTGGCGAACCTGCTGGCCGGCGGTGCTGTTAAGGTTGAACGGAACAAAATCCGCCTCCAGCATTTCCAGCGAGAACGGTACGGAGGTGGAATGTTGCAGACCCGGCACATTCCCCCTGACCAGTTGCGTGAACACTTCCCCGTCACGCAGTGCTGAACGCAGCAGCAGGCGTTCAGCTTCCGGGCGGGTGAACATGCCAGTCACCTCAGGACGCACGGACCATTCAGCCCAGAGCGCCGAAAGTTTCCCGGCGAAATCGGAATGAAGATTCCCCTCCAGATCGAGGGGCTGAGGCTCAACATGGATCCCGTGGGCACCAATCACCCGGTCTTCCATTTTGTCGAACAGGCCGATCACCAGATCATGGTTTTCATCAAGCCACCGGGCCTGTTCCCGCAGGGACTGACCTGCTGCAAACACAGAGGTGTCCGCCGACTGGCTTTGCTTTTTCGCCTTGTGCAGCCGTGACGGATTTGCCGCTTCATACGCATTAAGCCGGAGACGATCCCGCTCGCGTGCCGCGGCCCACCCGGGGGAAATTGCCCTCAGTGTTCTTTCAAGAATGCCCATAGAACGCCTTACAGAAAGTTAGCGAGTTTGTACGAACCACCACGGCTGTTGACCGCGCGCCAGCGACGCTCCCAGTATTCGAGCTCATCGCGCAGCGCCTTCGGATCGTGGTTGGTAATGGCGCGACCGTTTACGCCGGTGAAAGAGATACTCTTGCCGTCCAGCGAGTCCTGGTAGGCCTGGCGCACCATCACCAGCGTTCTCCAGATGTCGTCTTTCTTCACAGCCAGCCTCCTCCCCTACCGGAAGATCCCAGCCAGCTGCCGGAAAGCGTGTTTTCTTTCTCAGGCTCAGCCCTGACTTGTGGCTGAACGGTTTTGTTTTTTTTCACGGTTATCTCCCTGGGGCGTTCCCCTTGATGAATATTTGGGTTGAGATCCTGCGGCTCAGCCCATGAAGGAGGTTTTTCCCAGTCGCGAATTTTTTCGTAGCCGCGCAGAACCGCGACGGCGTGGGCATAGCAGAACAGGTCAAAGGCTTCGTTGGCGCCCTTGCCTGGCTTACGCCATTTGCCATCCACGCCGCGCTCTTCGTAGGTGAGTTCCTCGTAGAACCACTCCCCCAGCCAGTCGGGAAAATGGATATAGCCTGCTCCGGGAGTCTCACGATCAAGGTTATTGCTGAGCTGATCCTTGAGCAGGTCGGTTTGCAGCAGATACACCGGCACCTCGCCACGCGCATCAGCGCGACGGTCACTGCGTTCGGTATTATTCGGGTGAGTTTTGGTAATAATTTTCTGGCGTTTTGTGCTGTCGCCCTTGATCAGATAGACACGCTTACCCAGACCATCCCGGCGACACTGGCGCCAGAATTTATAGGCATTATCTGTCACCCCTTCCTCACCGCCGCTGTCGACGGCCATGGCCAGCACCGGCATACGCCGCGTCGGGTCAGACTGAAGTGCGTAAGTTTTTTCCAGCACATCGGAGACAAGCAGCTGCCAGTCTTCCGGATACGCGCCGGGGTGGACTGGCTCCGCCTCGCCATGTTCATTGCAGCGCAGGGATTGGCGGATGTTGTAGCGATCCACAAGCCAGCGTTCACCGTTTTCGCCATAACCAATTATCTGCACGACGAAACGGCGCTTTTTCCCGCCCTGAACGTCGACGGCTGCCAGCAGGAAACGCACCTTCGGCGGAACCAGGCGTTTACCGTAATCCTCCGCACGCTGCATCAGCACATCGGCGCGTCGCTGTTCGCTGGCCGAGCGCGGCAGGTACGGCAGCCCCCAGTCGGTGTTGATAACCGCCTTGAGGGTTTCTTCGCTGCCGGTAGCCTCATACTCCTGCTCAGCCGTAAGCAGTTTGTACACCAGCTGCGCCCAGGTCTGGTACGCGGCTGCGGGCCCCTCCATCCAGAACGACGCTATGCGCGAGCGTCGCGGCTCACCGGAAATCTTGCCGTCCCGGTCAATACTCTGACCTTCACGCAACCAGACACCCACCCCGTTAAGCTCGCGCTTTTTATCTGCGGTGATAATGGTGCTGCAATGCGGACAAAGCAGATGAGCCGACTCACTGGCTTTTACCGGATCAGGTTCATCACGGTATCCGGTCATCGCCTCCATCGCAGGCTGAAAATATTCACTACAATGCGGGCACGGCCAGTACCAGCGACGGCGATCTCCACGGTTGTACAACGAAAGCGCGCCTGTCGTTGGTGGTGCTTCATGGGGAGATTTTCGGCGCCATTTGCTGTCGCGAATGTCCCGGCCTGGCGAACACTCCACCAAAGTCATCCCGGCGGACATAAAGGTGGTGGTACGCTTGGAAGCCAGGGTAAAACCGTCACCCTCGCCATCGATGTCCTCAGGGAAGCGGTCATAATCGGTGAGCGCTACACATTTGAAATCTGACGAGGACATGATGTTGATGGAGGGCCAGCCAATCTTGAGATAGTTGCCCGCCAGAAAAGTACGATCATGCACGTTGTTGTCGTTTCGCAACGGGCTCAGGCGTTTCGCCACTTCAGGACTGACACGAAACGTTCTCGCCAGACGTTTTTTAGAGTGCTCGCGCGCTTTCTCCTCGGTCATCTGAACGACGAGCATATCGGACGGGTCGCAGACAATGTTGTATACAACCCAGCCATCCACCAGGCCTATCGTTTTCCCCGTTCGTGCCGGTCCAACAAACACCACTGCATCGTATTCACGCATCGCGAGGCAGTTCATCGGCTCTATCACATAGGGAGCGACAGCAGGATCCCACGGTACCGAGTTACCGGCCCCCATAGGTACGCGCATAAATTTTTGAACCGCCTCAGCCACAGGCATACGGCGCGGGGCTTTGAGAATGGCGGAAGCGTTACGCCTGACTTCCGCTGCCGTGGCCTGTCGCATGATTTACTCCTCTTCTGGCATTTCCTCCTGTTCTGGTGAGTCGGCCTGCTCAACTTTGAGGGCTATCTGGTCGCGCAGATCGTCAATAACCTGCTGCACCCTGACAACTGCGGAAGGGGTCATGGCGCAGTCTCGTTCAAGGATGTCGGGTAACGTCTCCAGCACCTGAACCATTGCTTTTGCCATGGAGGAAAATTCTCTGGTGACTTCTGACGCCGGGATCAGCTCCCCTGTTTCCTGCTGAAACTTGAGCCTTTCACGCTCCGACTGAAACCAGGCTTTACGATCGGGGGGAAGCATTTTGTCGACGTCCACCAGCTCCGACGGTGTGGTACTCGTCAGCAACTCCCTGAGGATATCGGTGATGGCATAAAGCTTAAGTTTTGGATTGCTGCCCGGTGCCGGCTGAACATTTGCAAGCTTGCTCGCGACCGTCTGGCGGTGCAGATCGGTAATGGCTGCCAGCTGCGTGATATTCAGCCGGAAATTTTTGAGTTCGTTATCCATGATGGTGAACAAAAAATAGTCATTTCGACATCCTGCTAATGATCAGGACTGAAATATCAAGAGGTTAAACAGATGATGATGAAACCCATAAAATGCAAAAAACTAGCCGTTTCCCGCGTGTCCTCGCCCCCTCGGTGCTCCAAACCGCGAGGAGTACCTTTCACAGATGAGATTCATTTTCACCTGTTCTTTGATGCCAGAATTGCCGCCCCTGTGCTGATCGCGGCGGTTAGCGATTCAGCCAATACCTCCGCAGGTATCATTGGTAATCGTGCAGCCCAAAAAGCTCTTGTTCTCACCCAGTCCATTTCTCCGGTAAGTTGTGATGTAATAGCAACTTGCAGTTCTTTTATCAGAGCTGCTTTCTCTTCTTCTCTTTCGTACAGGGAGTTATTCATAATCATGTCCAACATTGACAGGTTTGACGAGATTGCAGGTCAGGTATTTGCTGATTTGTACAATACGTTTCCTCTTACAAAAACCTTGGGTTTAGCAAACTACATTGAAGGTGACTCCGCACTTGATCCTGATGGATTTACAGGAGCTGAGCTAACGGCAGAGGCAGAGTTTGTTAAAGCGACAATCACATGGCTCATCAATGCAGGCTTTCTTTCTTCTGGTGGTTTTCATGGTGAATATTTTATGGACGTCATTCTGACCCCTAAGGGCCTTGAATGCCTGAAACTCATGCCGGACAGCCTCACATCGCCAGCCGGAAACGAATTAACAAAAGCGGTTAAATCTGGAAGTAAAGAGACTCTGAAAATGATTACCAACCACGTTCTGGCGCTGGGCGTAAAAATCATGGCCAGCAAATATGGACTTACTAATTAAAGAAAATTGAATTGTTAACTGAGGAGCGTTGATCATGAGCCGTAGTCCACGAGTAAACCAGTTCAATGTCATTTTTCCCGTAATCTGTACCTTACTTGGTGTAAGCATTACTGCGCTTTTAGGATTGTACGGAAACTATTTACAAACTCACAATGCCTCTAAAACAGCGTGCGTTATTCGGGTAGATAAACAAGAGTCGCTCCTGAGAGAAAAATATAACCAGTTTATGGTTTCAGTAACTTCGTTTGGATTTTCACCTGCATTAACCAACCCGATGACGAGAAGCGACCTGAGAAAGGATATGTTGCCTGTAGTTCAAAGCGCAACAGAAGTAATGACTTACGCACCTCCTGAGCTTGGTATGGTTGCGGCTAACGTTCTTAAGGCCTTTTATCTGGCAGACAGCGCTGGTGATAATCAAGAATTACAAGAGTCGGCAATTAAGCAAGCTGGGCAATCCTTTAAGGGAGCTTATGGCGCTTACATGAAGGCGCTCAATACACTTGACCGGCAACGGCAAGACTGTAATTAAATCCTGCTCTAAAGCCTCCTTTTATAAGGATAGCGAATAGCTTATCCGGAAGAGGAGGCATCAGGTTAATCACTCCCGCCGTCGAGTGGATTTCACTACATTCAACTTTCACTCATGGATATCGAGCAAAGAGGCAATGCTCTTGGTTCGTCGTGATAACCATCATAAAGCCTACCAGCTGGGGGCTTTATGATGGCTGCTGGGTGCACATAAAAAGGCCCCGCATAAGCGAGGCTGGCTGTAAGGATAAAGCGAAATCAGCGGCAAATTTATGTGCCCACAAAAAATCGCCACAGGCAAGTTCAAGTTTAAATTAAGTTACCAATGAACTTTGCCTGAACTTCTAACGATGCGCCAGGCACACCTGCAATGCTACCTTCGAGATAATAGCCATCTCTGATATCTCTCACAGATAGTTCCATCACATAATCATTAAGTCCCGCAATGACGCTTTGTGCTGCTTGATTATGACGTGAGACTTGAAGGTTTAATCTACCGTCTTGGACGACGCCTTGGTATGAAAAACCAAAATCACCGCCATTGACTTTATTATCTCTTACAACAACCGTGCCGTTTCCAACATCATTCTGACCACTTTTGAACACGACAAAATAAATACCGTCTCTCATGTGTATAGTCCTTTCAAAATGAAAGCACCCAATTCAGGTGCATTACAGTTATGAGGGCAATAACACCTCAAATCAATCGGGTGAATAATGGAAAATAGATTTTTGTGATCACCAATCTAATTTTGCAAGCCTATGTATCATTCGGTCACTAGGCAGTTCGCCTGCCACGCTTTATTATGCGCCAGAATGTCGCGCTTCGTCTGCTTGTCCAGGACGTCGATATCATGGTTTGTGAGATAGATAATCCGGGTCCACAGGCAGCCCGTATCAATCACCACCGGGGCGGGTGAAGTTTTCGCGCAACTCGCGATCAACATCGTCATCATGCATGCGCTTAATAGCTTCTTGCACATCACAGGCCTCTTTTGTGACTTCCGCTTTACGTTCCGCCGCAGCAACCACTGCCGCTGCATCCTCTTCTTTGCGTTGCTGATCGGCTTTGGCTTCCGCTTTGCTGGTGCCGCGAATATGGCCCAGGCCAAAAGCGCCTGCAATGGCGGAAATCACCAGTGCGGCCAACCCGATTATCGTTTCGATACCCACAATCACCTCACACCAGCACTGATTTCGCTAGGTTAAACAGCTCGCGGCGCTTATCCAGCCCGTTGCGGCCGCCATTGATTAACAGTGTCACGCGCTCAACGTCGCCGGAATGAAGCAGGCAACCACGGGAGGCATAGAACCATGCGGCTGAGCGCGCGGCGTATTCATCCTGTTCAAGCAGCTCCGGGTGGGTAACAAGGTCCAGTTTCAACGCTTGGCCACAACTGCGATAGTTGCTCAGGCCGGTAATCTGTTTCAGCCCACGACCGCGATATTTCCAGCCATCACCAGCGACCTGATTGCCAAGGTGTTCTTTTCCCCACTCACCACCGTATACCAGATTAGCGATCGCTTTCTGGTTTGCCGATTGCGTTGCAGTTCTGCCAAGTGCGTCGGCCTGCTGTTGCGTGATGCGGTGGCTGCCGAACGTCGGTACCAGGTTTTCTGCCGCATAATTCAGGTTTTCCACCAGTCGGGTAAATCTGGTGCTTTCATGCCCCATCTGGGCAATAAACATGGCCTGATCAAGCGGTGCGGTGATGCCGTATTCCTTCATAGCGGCGTCGATATGCGGAAACCAGCGCGCAGCTAACCCGGCGCTGATACCAGCCGCCTTCTGAAATTGTGCTTTGTCCATTAGTGCCTCAGATGATCAACCAGACGTGCAACGTTGCCTTTGACGGCCACCAGCACTGAAAGGAATATGATATTGGCCGCAATGGTGGCCCATGATGAATGCGGGTAAATCCCACACAGATACGCCAGCGGTACAGCGCTGTAAGTGACTGTAATCAGCCAGGCTAAACGCGAAATCCATGGCCGATGCCGCGAATCACCACGGCGATAAAACATCAGAGTAATTACAACTCCGGCGCAGAGCAGCGCGTTGATAGTTGCTGTTGGGTCATTTAGTACCACCTGAACCTCCCCGGCGCGTTATCAGCGCCACCAGCGAGCCGATGTCCTGCTTGTTCAGGAACGTAAGGATTTGAACGGCTAACGCAGAAGCGATTACGGCACCGATAGCATCCAGAGGCTTCTCGGTGTACCCCGTCCAGGATGTGAGTTTTGAACCCAACAGCCCCGAACAAAGAATGCCGACGATATACGACACGAAGAAGTATGCCAGGCGACGTAACACACTCAGGTCAGCCGCTGTCGCTATGTAGAATACGGCGCCAGCAAATGCACCAAAAACGACACCGTAATCAGTTCCGGTCAATAGACCGTAGACACTGGCTCCAGTCAAAGCTAAACCGGCCAGCCCCGTGCCGGAAAATGGATCGGACATCGGTCCCCCTCATATTGCTGTGAATCCTCTCAGTAAATTTGAGGGGAAATAAAAAAGGCCACCCAGTGGCAGCCTTATTAGATAAGCGTTTATTAATACCGCTTCGCAGCGCTTACTGGTGTTCTTTCTGACCAATCAGGCCTTTCTCCAGCCATGATCGCACGCTGTTGCGTCGGCGTCACAGACTGGGTGATGTCAGGCATTGGTTTGTAATCAGGTTTTTTAGGTGGGCTTAAAACCAGATCAGAACTACAACCTGACAGCAGAAAAATCGCAAGTAAGGATGAATTAAACTTGAACACTCTATACCCTTCCAATGGGACGAAAGTTTGAAAAATTTGTGGCGCCGGGTGCCTCCCGGTGACTTATCTCTGGTTATCAAAGTCGCGCGCATACCTGCACATAGCAGTTAACCAGACGCCCCACCGCTTAGATGGGATTCACCACATGCATAACTTACTCAGGATATATTCATGCGGTCAATAGTTTATCTGTGTCGGCAAAAAAAAGCCTGCTCGGACAGCAAGCATAGTTGCTAATTTGGCAATAGCTTAGAGAGTGGTGCCGGGTGCCTCCCGGTGAGAATTACTCCAGCAAACATTCCCGCGTCTGAGAGGTTTCCTTTTCAGGTAACCGCTGGAACGCCCCTCCGCATAGGGGGATTCACCATAATAAAAAAATAGCGCATAAATCAGAGTTGAGAAACTTCCTCGCTTACCGAATTGGACACTGGTCCGCCATCGAGGATTCGAACCCCGAACCACAGAGGTAGAAGCTCCGTGCTCTTTCCAGTTGAGCTAATGGCGGAAAAAAAAGACCAGCATTGGGTTGCTGGTCATGGGTCATGCAGTTGTCACTGCGAAGTTGGTGTATCCCCACCAAGTGTTATCAGTATCGAATGCCAGATTAACTATAGCACCGAAGAAAAAATTCACTCTGTCAAAGGCCATCAGAATTGACCTTTTGCACAGTGTTATTTACTTGATTTAAACAGGGGCCAGAGTAAAGAAATTACCCCGGCTACCAGCAGGCCATCAGCAAGGATGGACATCATTTTGCTGGTGAAGTCGATGGCAACCACCAGGAACAACAACACCCCGGCGTCTACCCAGCGCAGTTTTCCGATCAAAGGTATTGGTTCAGCGGTAGTTGCAGCGTCTGAGCCAGGACTCAGGAATGATCAGCTCACAGAGACAAGCACACTGACCTTTTTATAAGGCTCACGTCTGAAAGGCTCTGTGGTTGAATTGAGCCGAACGTGGCGCGGGTTGAAACAAAAAAGGCCACCTAACGGCAGCCCTGTAAAAATTAATTTAGCCCCTTACATCTGAACGCTTCAGGAATAGATGGGTTTTCTCCAGAACGACATGAAGGACACCATGATTGAACGATATGCCTACCATCGCCCATATCCCTGTAACCAAAGTCTTCAGTTTTATAAAACACATGAACTCCAGCATCTGCTGAACATTTTGGACAAGACTTATAGTCTACACCTTTTTGCACAGCCTCTTGTGAATCGTTCAAAGAACATTCACATACAGCACAAATACCCATACAGCTCCTCCTTGCGTTAGCTGAAGGTCAGCAATAGCAAAGCACTGTGGATATATCTTTGACAGAGATCGCTTTTTTGGAGTTGAAATACGTGCTTAAGCAGATATCGAAGAGACTACTCTTAACAGTTTACGATAGTTTTTGCGTACGCGTGAGCTTTTTTGTACTCTTCAGAAAATCATCCGCATTGTTCAGATTGTCGGTTGATTTACCAATAATATTATTACCAAAGGAAATAAGGTAATGACCGCACAGCAAGAAGTAAAACGCTTTACAGTGCACTATGGCGCTGCGAAAGGTTCTGACCTTGATAAACATAAAATGAACGCTTATGACTTGGGAATGTCGATTGTCGAGTTTGCCAAAATGGTTAATCGCGCAGATGACATAATCAATAGTCAAAGCACACTTGAACTAGAGGTTACTGCTCCAGCTAAAAAAGGCTCTTTAGTCATTGAGTTTGCACTCCTTATCAAAAGTTCTGGTGCACTCGAAGTTATGAAATATCTAGGATTAAGCGCCGCATCTGCCTCAATCGTTGGTGGCTCAGCTTTAGGAATTGTCAGGAAACTGAAAGACAAGCGAATTCTTGGTATTGATAGTGATACTAACACTGACAGAGCCAAGATTCTCCTAGATGGAGAAGAGATTCAAGCTGATAAGCACGTAGCCCGTTTGGTTACAGACCCTGTAATCCGCCAAGCTATGAATGAAATCATAACTCAGCCTCTCAACGCTGAAGACAAGCCATCTTTTAAAATTAAAGTTGAAGATGAAGAGGTCGTATCGTTTAAGGATGAAGAAGTCCTAGACTTTACCCCGTTACCGAAAGCATCTCTTTCTACTGAGAAAACGGAGAATATCACTACAAATGTTCTTCTCACTCAGGTGAACTTTGGGTCAAGCCGTGGCTGGAGGATGCTCTATGATGGCAAGGAGATTGCTGTCCGTATGGATGATGCATCGTTTATGGCGCGAGTAGAGGATAGCGAAAAGAGCTTTACTAAAGGTGATATGTTTGAGGTAGCACTTTCAATAGTCTCGAAAACTACAGCCAGATCGCAAAAAACTGAGTATATTATTACTCGAGTTATACGCCACAGAGCGTCAGCTGAAAGGAAGATTTTGTAAAGTGAACGAGACCGAGGCGATTCAAACCATTGCACAATTTATAGGATGGATGGGGCTTTTGACCCTTTCTCCGTTTGTGTTTCGCCTCGCCTGTGCTTTCTCATACTTTCTAACTGGAAAGCTTAAGAAGAGAGAGTCTCTCATCATTCAAATTATGGAAAACGGTAAGATAATCAAAGAGACAGAGGTTAAACTCGACTCTAAATCACCTTTGGTTCAGCAACTAAATGATGCAAAAAAGGTGACACGATGAGTACCGTTCCTCATGATAATGCTGTTGGCGTCAAAGCTGCTGTAGGTTCAACTGCCAGCCTTGGTTCTATATTAATCGGAGTGTCCAGCTATTTGCCTGGAGACTGGGGTAAAATTTTTGCCCTTTTCGTTCCATTTATCAGTTCGCTCGTATCCTGGCTAGGCATCTATGCTTACAATCGCTGGATGGAACCGCAGGCAGTAGTGTCTTGGAGGTCTGCTTTGAAAAAAGATCTGAAAGAGCAATTAGCGATCATTAAAGATGAAAACTGTGATGACGAGACAAAAACGAAAGCACGGGCTGTTTACTCCCAAACAAAAATGAGAATTGCGACTCTTCGTCAAGATTACGCCTCGGGCTCTCTAAACATAAAAAGCCCGAGCTAAATTATCTAAGCTCTTAACATGCACATACACCCATCAATAAACCCAAGAGCTGTCTGCAATTGCTTCCTAATTGTTCCGTCTGAACATTTCTGCTTCTTCGCAATAGCACGCAGCGAAATACCAATAACAAAATGAGCTATGATCAGCTCATATTCTTCCGCCTTATATTTTTTCAGACGTGCGACACAGCCATCAATCATAATCCCTTCATCGTCATCACATTGCAGACGTGACTTCTTTCCGTGCGGCAGCAACCCCTTAAAACCAGCTGCGATAGGTTGCCAGTCAACTCCACTGCTATCAGCAGCCGCCCAAGCTCCCCAGCGGTCCATTACTTCATACATATCGCGCATTATTTCTCCACTGTTCATGCTAATACTCCGATTGCTAGCGCACGATCTAAAAACCGAAACAGCAGCGTTAATTGGTCGCCGTATTTCGCTTCAAATGCCACGGGATCAGCGTGTAACTCGTCGTGATGCGCTCTGCACAGCGGTATCACAAACAGGTCATGCGCCTTAGTACCCATTCCACCCTGCCCGTGGCCTATCAGGTGGTGGGGGTCGTCTGCCGGATTATTGCAGCAACTGCACTGCTGCGACTTCACCCAGCGGGTGTACTTCTCATTTTCCCAGCGTCGGCGCTTTGGCCTCAGCATGAAAGATTCCGGCGTTTCAGGATCGACCTTCACCGCCACTATCTTTTTTGCCTTCTCCTGAAAGATTTGCGTAGCCGGTAATGACGGGACAATGTCGCTTTCCCTCATCACTGAACTGTGCTGTTCTGGCTTGATTCTGAGTGCTTTACTCGCCACCGATTCAGGAACAAGGTCAGCCAGATCATTACGTACCATCCACCAGCAGAACTCAGGAAGCGAAAGAATGTGGTCAGCGCTGAAACCTAAATCAATATTCACCCTTTCCAGAAGCCATTTTACCAGGTTCTGCATGGCAATTCCTGCCAGTCTTTCAGTGGTTTGCTCACGTAAATGGTTATCACATGACCAGCAAACACGAATGCTCCCCGGATCGTGGCGCATAACCGTAAAGTCACTGGCATGCCAGTTAGTGTGAGGCCACTGACATTCAAATTTTCTCTCCAGCCAGGCATCAAGGCTACTCAATCCACCAGCTCGCTGAATGACCCTCTCGTTAACGAAAATAGCCTGCATGTTGGCATCGTCAGTCAGGGGCTGGTGGGCTTCAGGGATTAATCCAGATGGTAGATGCTGTATGGCTTCGGATGGTGGCTCAATAACTACCCTTCCCTGACGGAATAGCCAGAGCAGTTCGTTACCAGGGCGGAACAGAACCACCCCGGACATCGGCGCAATTTCAGGCGTCAGTATGGCTCTCACGCAATTTGCCCCTTCGCGACATGCTCTGCCCAAAGTCCACCTATCCAGCGCACCCCTTTCGCCGTGAAACGAGACTGATTGAACGCGTAGTTGGTCTGGTTAGAGGTCCCGGTCTTAACTTCAAATCGGCCTGCTTCGATGTGTTTACTCTTCGGAGTAAGCACGCGGTTCAGGCGGTACATGATGCCGTTCTCAATGAGGAACATCGCGAACTCAGGTTCTTTGGCCTTAAGGAGCTTGGCAACCTGCCGGAATGTCATTGACCCGGTGGCTTTGACGTAGCGATCAACAAATTCAGCCTTCGGTGCGGCAATTGCCAGTTCTTCACTCAGACGTTGCTTCTGTTCAGCAAGATCAGCGGCGAGCCGGAGCGCTTCAGGGAGTGTTTGGGGAACAACCATCCCGGCCCCGCTCTCCAGTTCCTGCCAGCGATCAACCAGACGGGCGGTAAACTCCGGGCACAGCTGCGCGACGATCACATAGCTGTCTCGCTTGTTAACTTCGTAGTAGTGGTAAACCTGCTGGTTCTGAGGATGGGTGTACTGCATTGCAGCATACCCCCCAATCACGCCGGATTTCATCAGTCGCTCGATGGTTACGCAGACATTGCTATGTCGGGAATCGACCAGCTCCGCAATTTCACGACTGGACATCGTTATCTGATGGCCTATTGCAGCGGCATGGTGCGTCGGACACGTTACGGTGATGTTCATCTGATTCATGCTCTTCTCCACTTATCAGGCGGCTGCACCCGCCAGAGGTTCATGTTTCTTGATCGATATTTCTACACGTCCACCCGGTACCTTTGGCCCCCACTCCACCAGCATTCTCTGCACCTGGCTGTCATCCTCCCAAATGCCAGCATACGTAAGCGCATCAAACAGAGCCTTGTTGTAGTTGTCGATGTCGCGGCGGCGGGCATCTGGCGGAAAGAGAAGGATCTCCACCGCAGCTGGTGATGATGATGGTTTTGGTAAGCAACGCAGTTGCTCAATGATCGCTGCACATGCCGCGCTCTGGTATGCCCTGCCCTTCTCGCTGATAAGATGGCGGCCTTTTAACGGCCCCTTGTTTGGGGCTCGCCAGTATGTGTTTACGCTCGGTGGGAACGGGAGCACCAGTTTCATAAACTCACTCCCTGTTTTTTCAGCCATTCAACAGCGTTATCTCTGGCCTTGTCTCCGCCGGATAGCAGGTCTTTGATGATCGTTACTGGATCTGCATCCCATTCCGTTTTGATGACGGTTATGCCCCTGGCAGCGCCAGGAGCAACAGTGATGTAACCTTTTTTCTTAAGTGACTTCACATGCGCTACAGCAGCGTTCGGTGATGCGCAGCCAATTAATCCGGCAAGCTCCAGCATCGTAGGTGGGAAGCCAGCCTTTTCGATATGAACCTTGATAGCTTCAAACACTTCATTCTGACGCGGTGTTAATTCAGGTTTCATGCAGCGCGCTCCTGTTGTTTTTTCATGGGAACAGCAACTGCCGGTATAAGCTCAACAGCTGGTGATTCAGATTGATTTCCCCAGTGGTCCCAGCCAGGCGCACCGCAACGGCTGAATAGTTCGATGCGTGGAACATCACCGTAAAGCTTCTCCAGACGGAAACGCGCCTCTGCTGGCTTCTGGCTGTGCTCACCGAGTGGACTGTAGATAACCTGCTTGATGCTGGCGCACTTGCGTTCAAGTCCTTTTCCCCTGGTGGCGATCAACAGGTCTTCGGTATTGGCTCGAGTGTAGTTCCCGCCGTTCATGCGTGTCTGTGCGTTCAGCAGGTCAAGGAAGTCGTAAAAATCCTCCACACGGCCTGCCTGAAGTGCTTTGTTGATATGCTGCTCTGCCAGTGGGTTGAACTTCACCCAGGTAAAGCCCTTCATCGTGCGAACTTTAAAGCCCCACGCTTCAGCCAACTCGATAGCTTCTCGGGTGTGCGTACCGGTGAACCACATAGCCAGAACTGCATCATCGGCAGCCAAGTCCCAAACCGGCAAGCGCTTCATGTCGATAAGCTTCATCGTGCCGTAATGGTTGGTTGCAGCGCCGTTGCTGATGGTGTTCCCGTATTCCCAAGCTGGGTCGGCATAAATGAGTGAGTATTTCCCGGTCATCGCGTTACACCTCAAAAGCAAGTTGTGGCGTGAACCGATCGCGTTCTGCGTCGTAATTCAGCGAACTTGCAGAGTTAAAGGCTTCAATTCGCTCTACTAACACTGCTGCGCGTGTTTCTTTGCTGGCCGGCGCGTAAGCTGATTTATCCCACGCTTTGTCGATTCCGATGTTGCGCGCAACGTTGGTGCTGTCAGCTGACGACAGCGGGATGTGAGTGAAAATATCTTTGTTCAGCATGCGAAGGCCATGAAGCTTTGTTATCGGGTAACCGTTCTTATCGACAACGTGCTGAATCAGGTCACGAAGCTTTGCACGGCAGGCGCGTGGGCGTTTAGCGTCGTACTCTCCCATTGAACCGATACACACCCGGGAGAATTCATGACACAGGCGGATGAAGCGCTCATCAGGCTCGTTGAAGTGGTAGACCGGCGCGCCGACTACTTTGCCGTGTGGCCATTCAGAAATCAGAGCGTCATTCTCTTCGCTGGTACCGCCGATAACATCTGGAATAACAGCGAACGCGAAACGAGGATGATTCATCCACTCCTTAACGAATTCGTAATAGTCGAACCAGTTAACTGGCTGGCCCTTATCGCAGAAGGTAAATGCACCGTTATCCAGCGCGAAAGACTGGGTGACTTCGCTGGCCAGGGCTATTTGGCCGGGGTTAGCGAAGGAGATGAAAGCATGCCTGCCTTTCCATGCCTTCAGCGCGCATGTGTCCGGTGTGATTGGTCCTCCGTGGTAGTGGATCATCAGACATTCCTCGCTCGGCCAGCCAGACACCATGCATCAGAGGGTGCTTTCACTTTCGGCGCCATGCTCAGGCAACGCTGACGCTCAATCAGTATCTTCATCCTCTGCTCTTCGTTCTTAGAGCGATTGAAGGCATCCATCAGAACCGTGGCTGCACGCTGGTAGAGCCCTTTTTCAAACAGGCCTTGAGCCTTATCCATCATTGTGGTCACAGCCGGATTCAGAGCTTCTTCCTGTTCTGGTACAGCTGGTTTATTAGCCCGGTTGATTTTCAGTGCAGAACGCCCCTCGCCAACCTCCCCACCCGGTGCTTTGGCAAAATACTGGTAGCACTTGCCGTTATGCTGGCGGGTTGCGCGATTCAGTTTGACCAGATGGCATACACCGCGCTGAACAGCGTGAACGTCGTATTGAGGCATTGAAGCTGCGATCTGTTTGTTCGTTAAACCAGGGTTATCAGCGATGAATATTTGAATATCTTTCAGAAGGCTCATGAGTTCGCTCCTCTGAAGCCCGCGGGGACTTTGCTGTAGTCGGTATTCTGGAAGCTGGATTTAAAGATTCCATCCTCACGCTCCCACTTCCCGTTAACACGCGCTGGCCTTCCGGCATTCGCCCAGTTGGTAGCGGACTTCAGGTAAGCAGGAAACTTCGTTGGCTGGAAAAGCGTTTGTGGGCGCAGGTAGGCCGCCATTGTTAAATCGTCGCTCCACTTGGCGTTGCAGTAGTCCACCACCAGCGACAGCTCTTCAACGGTGAAGCCCTCCCCGATGCGGGCGCGAATGTTTTGCAGCGAGGTTGTTGAAACCTGATAACGCGAACTGGTTACATGGTTCAGGTGGGTTAAAACCTGTTTAGCCTGATCAGTGATCAACACATCACGGTCTGGTTGCGGTGCAACCGGACAAATAGGGTTTTTAATATCTGTAGTATTCTCTGTTGTATTCTCTGTAAGAACATCAGTGCAATTTGACCTGATGAGAGCGGTTCGTTTTGACCCGATGGAACGTTCCACTTTGACCTCTTCCATCGGTTCATTTTGACCTGATGGAAGAGTGCATTTTGAACTCTTCGATTTGGTCACTTTGACCTCATCTAAAAGCTCACTTTCGTAGTTGATCGTGTAATAGTTCGTCATGTCGCGCTGAGACTTGTTCAACTGCTCAACTTTGAGTACGCCAAGGTTTTTCAGGCGGGTGAATGTGCGCTTAAGGGTGGATTCAGACCAGAACGGGAACTGCTCCAGCCACTGCTCATTGGTGTTGTAAATCCAGCGCACGCCGTCACGCTCCAGTCCGGAGGTGGTTTCTTTCAGCCAGTAATTAACCTGCTGCAACGCAATGGCCTCGTTCAGCCCAATGCTGTACGCAAGGTCAGGGTTAATCACTATCGGGCGGGATGGCATTAACAGGCTCATGGTCGTCCTTTAATTCTGTAAATTTACGCTGGAATTGCTCAAGAGGGCTGAAGCACTCATGACCGTACCCTTCGCGAAGGTATATAACGCGTCGAGTCTCGGGCTCCCACCTGATGACGTGGACGGTGATGCCTCTGTGGTCTCTGAATCGCCGGTCAACTTCAGCCATTCCTCACGCCCCTTCTCGTTCATCAGTGCAAATGCCTCTACCATCGCGTTCTCAGGCTGGTAGTTGTTCTGATCCGCCTGGTTGTTTAATCTCTCCACATAGCCGAACGGGGAATCTTTTCCCACCAGAGGAAGGCATCTGAATTGCTTCGCTGGTCTCAATCGGTTTAAACTGTTCATGCGTTAGTTTCTCCACTGAATACGACACGCCACGACGCCCGGAGCTGCACACTCGCGGGCGTCACTTCTTTTGGCTTTTCTTACGGCTAAACAGCGCGACAATCGCGCGGATTTCTTCTTCACGCGCAGCCAGGTGACGCCGGTGATGCTCGTGAATCTCTTCAGCTTCATGCGGTTGAATCACCCCATCTTCCAGGGCCTTCTGGATAATCTGATCAACCTGACCGCGTGCTGCTGCTGTTCTCATTGCGCGGGTAAACAGGTCTACGCGATCAAGGTCTTCCAGCTGTGGAACATCCACCAGCAAAGCGCCGCGACGTTGCGCGAAGTAATCAGCCAGGAGAGACGTGTTTGAAATGTCTTCCATCGCTTCCAGCTCATTCACTTCGAAGAAGCGGCAGCCGTTCTTCTCGTACAGGTTGTTATTGAACTGAGATACGGACATCCCAAGAGCACCAGCCATAGCCTCACGGCCACCTGGGTACGCTTTGCACATTGCTTTAACTACTTCTTTCAGACTTTGCTCTACCATGTTGTTTTTCCTTTGGTAGTTACGAAATGCTGATTGCTGGGTTACGGTGTTACTGCAACGTCAGGATCAGCAGGTTTGTTTTTGTTAGGGAATGGTCGTACTTCCTCGGCTTCAATTTTCCCGTCTTCATTAACCAGGATGTTTACCCTGCGATTACGCTTGAGGGCTTTACTGATGGCACTTTGGTATACACCAAGAGCTTCAGCTGTTTTGGCCTGACCGTTTTCCAAAACATATTCAGTTAGCGGAATAATCTTCATTGGTTTTCCTCGTGGTTTGCACATAAGGAGTATCACTGTTAGTGATAAATATGTCAACACTAGCGGTGATTGGTGATTATGCCGTGCGGTGATAAATTATGAGAATGAAAAAGAAACCATTGACCGCCGAACAAATTGCCGATGCCTACAGGCTGAAAGCTATCTTTGAGTCCAAGAAAAAAGCGCTGGGGCTCTCACAGGAGACTTTGGCTGAACAAATGGGTATGGGACAAAGTGGTGTCGCTCAGTTACTGAATGGCACAAATGCTATCAACGCTACCCATGCTGCACAGTTCGCTAAAATTCTCGGAGTAAAAGTCGATGATTTCAGCCCATCCCTTGCAGCTGAGATATCAGCTATGTTTGAGGCGATTGCGAACGGAAGGAGTCATTCCTCTGTGTATGAGTACCCGCTATTAACCGAAGTACAGGCTGGCTCATTTTGCCCGGTTAATACATACACAGAACGAGACGCGAAGGAATGGGTTTCAACTACTGTTAAAGCCAGTGATTCTGCCTTTTGGCTTGAGGTATCAGGTCATTCGATGACTGCCCCGCCAGGAGTAAAACCGAGTTTTCCTGAGGGAATGCTTATACTCATAGATCCAGAACAGGATGTTGAGCCTGGTGATTTCTGTGTTGCAGGTATCTTCAACGATTCAGAGGTTACTTTTAAAAAATATGTTCGAGAAGATGGGAAGCCATGGCTTGAACCTCTAAACCCCAGCCCTCGCTATCAGGCCATTGAATGTAATGAGAATTGCAGGATAATAGGCAAAGTTGTTAAGGCCCAATGGCCTGAAAATATCTTCGAATAAGGAGCCATCCGGCTCCTTTTTTTTTGCATCTTTTTTCACCTTAACAATCATAAAGTTAACACTATTGATGATATTTTTATCACTACAGGTGTTGACCATTTAATTACTATTGGTGATACTCAATATGCGCCGGGGTGATGATGTTTAAGACCATCGGTAGGTTAGCAGTACGGCATATGGCACATGTGCCGCAGCGGTCCGGGGATTCCTTCAAGTATCCAGATCCAGCGGGTTGCCGGAATGTGCAAGCCAGGCAAGTACGACAGCCAGAGACGTTTCACCAGCGTGGCGATCCGGTGTGACACCTCGGAAGAGACGAGGAGAGTGCCGATAAAATAAAAGCGCCCCAAAGGACGCTTAGCTCTTTAACAAAAATCATTCAGATGCTTTTAAAGGGGCGACCTTATTTACTGCGTAATTACTGAAAGCAAATAGGAACACGAACATACATCCTGCGGTGATCAGGAATGCTTTGAATGTTTTCCAAAAATCATCAACTGTGGTTGATGGATTATCTAACATAGTCAAAGCGTCGAAGAAAAGAGCGCAAAAAGTGCCAATAACAATGTAAAGAAGGATCAAGAAAAAACCAGCCACTCTTGGTCGAGGTGTAGGATCTGTAAAAGAAATCAGTACTCGATTAGTTCTTTTGAAAGAAACTATCCAGATAACGAAACATACAAATGCCCAACCAAGCAAAGCGACCATTGTATCAAGGCTAAAACTGCTCAATGTTAATTTACCCAATAAGGCAGCATATAGGATAACGCCAAACACTGAACAAATAGAACTGATCATAAGGCCGCGAATGCCTTCATAGTATTGATCATTTCCTTCAAAAGGAACTTCTAGTTTTTTCTTAGACATTACATTGACCATTAATTGTTAAATTAAATGAATGAGAGAGAGCAAAAATATAATCGGTAATAAAGGCAAAATCTTTAATTATATTTTTGATTTTTCGCGCTGTGCAGAGCGCATGTATAACGGAGAAACTAACCATGAAAAACACTGAAATCGTATCTGAGTTACCACCACGTATGACCATGGAGCAGCTGATCGACGCAGCGCGTAAGGCCTCCCCTCTACTTCCGCCAGCTTATCGCGGAATTATGTCCGAACTGGCTAACCGCCTGGACTATACCAGCGTAGCGCTTTGTGAAGCGATGGCTCAGCGTAAGGAACTGGCTGTTCAGAACGTCACCTTGCGTGAAGATGTCGCAAGCTGGGCCAAAGAGTGTGACCGCATTGTTGAACGCCACACGAAGACCAGAACCAATTTGCATTTACTGGAAGCCCAGCGAGAATTGCGTGAGCTGTCACCCATCGTCATTTCCCAAAATAACGAGGTGGCTCTCTGATGGCTAACTCATTCAAGCAAATGACACGTGACGGGACCATCAAGCGCACCGACACCGGGATGTTTATCAGCCTTGATCAAATCCATGTGCGGGAAGGTTTCAACAAACGCGAAGATGATGAACGTACCCGCCAGGCAGATGATGACCTCTTCAACTACCTGATGAACGGTGGTTCTGTTCCTCCACTGGAAGTTATCGCCCGCGATGAAGGTGGAGTGTGGGTTGTTGAAGGCCACCGTCGGCGTCGCTGCTATGCGCGCTGTGCAGAAGCTGGTAAGCCAGTAGACCGTATCCATATCATGCCGTTCAACGGTAACGATGTTCAGCGCCTGGCGCGCATCATGACCAGTAACAACCAGCTCCCGCTATCCGATATGGAACAGGCAGCTGTTATTCAGGAGCTTCATAACGCCTTCAACCAGACCACCAGCGAAATAGCAAAACTGGTGAATAAGTCTGTGGCCACCGTCGAGAAGCTGCTGCTCCTCAGCACGGCGAACCATGACGTTCAGCAGGAGGTTAAATCCGGTGCTGTGTCAGTCGATGTCGCGGTTGATCGTGTTATGGAGTATGGCGAACAGGCCGGGAAAGTACTCCAACATGATAAAGCTGTAGCGGCTGCTCAGGGTAAATCGAAAGTAACCCGTAGCTCTATCGCGCCGGAGCTGAGTGTAAAGAACGCACGCCGTTTCGTTGAGCTGATGGCTCAGGCCACGATCAGTGATGAAGGCGTCTTTACTCTTGAAGGGAGTGCACTGGCCGAGGCGCTGTCGATTATGGACGAACATAAAGCGATTGCCGAAGCGCGTGAAACTTACCGCCTGTCACAACCAGTCCCTGAAACTGAGATCAGAGGGAAAACTCTTTACGTCAGACTTGAAGGTAATGAGATCGGGAAAGCGCAAATCTATCGCGGTAAGAACGTCATCCTTAATGGGATCGTGACCAGCCAGTCAAAGGCTGTGGCCCACTTCGTTAAGCAACACAAATTGCAGCAGGAGCAAAATCATGACAGCCAATAAACCAATGACCGGCGAACAGCTGGATGAACTGATGACTATTGCTGTCAACATGCAACGAGACAGTGAAAAGGTGAGTGGCCGCCCTGCTGCTATGTTCGCTTATGCAGTGCAGGTAGCTGTTCTGGAACTGCGTAAGGTTCGTAATGAAGCTGCTGCGCTGGCTGCGGAGAATGCGGGGCTGAAAAATGCAATCACCGTAATAAGCAAAACATCAGAAGAGTGTGAGATTAACGGTGACGAATTGAAATATGTCGTCGAGCCTTCCGAATTTGATGCGTTGACTGATTTGCTGGACGAAACACCAGCGACCGACGCTTTCCTGGCTGAAGTGCGGGCGCAGGGTGTGGAGATGTTTGCTGCCAGCCTTGGAAGCCCATATTTAGAGCGTGGCGAGGAATGCTATCAGGATGGATACACCCATGCCATTGAAAGAATCAAATGCCGAAAAGCTCCCAAGTTCGCCGCCCAGCTTCGCAAAGGAGTGCAGTCATGAAACTTAAAATGCACACGCCAGACGGATCGGTGATTGTCGAAAGTAACCTGGTAACGCAGTTCTACCCTGATTTCGAAAGCGGCGGCGAGCTGACCACCATCGAAACGGTATCGGCCACAGGAGAAACTTTCTCGGTGAAAGTAAAGCACTCGTTTATGCAGGTGACTGGAGCATTGGCTACAGCCTGGAGCGTTGACGAAAAGAAAGCAGAAGGAGCCGCCCAATGAGCAACATCGACATACGCGCATTACGGGAAGCGGCGGTTCGCGCAGGTGGCGTGAAGTGGCAATACATGCGCGCGACGCAACATTCGAAAGAATACATAACGGACGATAAAGGTTCGACAGTCGTCAACTGCACTGATGGTGATGTTCCAGCCAAATGCGCCGGATTTCTCGAGTCCGCCAACCCTGCCGCCGTGCTGGCGCTGCTGGATGAGCTGGAAGCCGCTGAGAAGAGGATTTCTGAGCTTGAGAGCGACAATGCATACATCAGAAACAGGCACAAAGAACTAGACCTGTTAATCGGGAAAAACATTCTGGTAATGCAGGCCGCAATCATCGAATGGCAGGGAACTGGCGACGCCAAAAATGGGTTGGCATGGATTTATAACACGCTGTTTGGTCCAGGTGAATTGCCGGACGAGGCGGAGAAAGATGCCCAAGCCTACTTTGACAGAAAATATGCTCCTCTCGACGAAGAACTCTTGAACCTTCACCGGTGGTTCTGGGAGCAAAGTGAGGCTGAGCGCGCCGCCGTAGCAGGTAAAGGAGAGTGAGCATGGCTATTGCGGAGCGAATCGCTATCGGACCATCTGGCGACACCTACGAAATTCATCTTGGAGCAAACTGTTACCACTACCGAACTGACGGCAGGGCGAACCTGATGAAAGAAGGCATGAACCATGCCTATCCGTGCCGAGTAACGAGCGAAACGATTAAGTATGCCCTGGCTGCAATAGTTGAACTTCAGCAGAAATTATCCGCCGCTGGCGTTGAGGACTAACCCATGAGCGAACTAACCAAAGAATGGCTCCTGAAGACTATCGCGGAGCTTGAAGAAGAGCGCGATGCGACGCCAGGCGCAGTAAACGAAGACGCGACCATGGCGCTTGAGGCGATGAAGATTGCTCTGGCATCGCTGCTTTATGGTAAAGCAGAACAAACAAACTACCGCGCTATCGTTGAGCGGATAGCTGAAATAATTCATGGCAAAGTGACTGATATCGATCTGCTTACGGTAACAGTTAAGAGCATGAAGGATAAATTGCAGAAATAAACACCGGGTGCAGCCGGTTAAGTGGAGAGAAACGCATGGGGCAGTTAGTAACACTTCATGAGTGGGCATCTGGTCCTAATGGATTCAAATATCCATTAAGCAACTCAGCATTAAACAAAATAGCAAAGACCAAACAGACTTATCCGCCAGCCTTAAAGCAAGGTCGACGCTGGGTTATAGATGAAGATGCTCGTTTTGTTGGCATGGTTGGCAGTGTTGATATTTCGTCATCATTATCAGACAAGGCCCGCCAGTTAGTGGAGAAAGCAATAAATGGCAGCTCGCCCCAGAAAACATAATGTCAAAATACCCAACCTTTACTGTAAGTTAGATAAGCGTACTTCAAAAATTTATTGGCAATATCGCCACCCTGTAACAGGTTCATTTATTGGATTCGGAACAGATGATGAAGCGGCAAAAGCTGCTGCAATCGAGATGAACCGTATAACCGCAGAACAAGAAACTCAGCAATCTTATGCTCTGATTGATATGGCAATGAAGAGCTCAGGGAAAAAGGATCAAGGTATACGTGTTTCTGAGTGGATTAAAAAATACATCGAAATTCAGATGGAAAGGTTGCGTGACGGTGAGATAAAAAACCCTACTGTAAAATCCAGACGATTATGTTCTCAGATTCTCGCAGATAGAGTGCCAAACCTTCGCCTGAAGGATGTTGATACAAGACTCATTGCAAAAATTATTGATGAATATAAGGCAGAGGGAAAGCACAGAATGGGCCAACTGATAAGAAGCGTACTAAACGACGTGTTCAAAGAGGCGCAGCATGCTGGCGAGGTTGATCCTGGCTACAACCCAGCCTTAGCTGTTAAAAATCCAGTAGCCAAAGTGAAACGAAGTAGACTTAGCATTGAACAATGGAAGTTGATTTTTGAAAGCGCAGGCTCTTTGCCGCCTTGCGCTCAAAATTCTATGCTTTTGGCTTTAGTCACCGGGCAAAGGATAGGTGACATAGTCGAGATGAAGTTTAGTGACATTTGGGATAATCACCTTCATGTTACCCAAAATAAAACCGGAATGAAGTTAGCTATCCCCTTAAATTTAAGGTGCGATGCAATCGGGTTGACTCTGGCTGATGTTATTAGTAAGTGTCGCGATAGAGTAGTGAGCCCTTATCTGATCCACCATGTTAAGCATCACGCTTACGGTAAAGCGGGATCTCACGTTCCCGAAAAAACAATATCAAGATATTTTAAGGAGGCAAGAGATAAAGCAAATATTACCTGGCCAAAGGATTGCACTGCCCTTCCGCCGTTTCATGAACAGCGCTCGCTTTCATCAAGAACATACAAAGCTCAGGGTATAGATGTCAAAACTCTTTTAGGGCATAAAACCGAAGCAATGAGCGTAATGTATGGAGATGATCGTGGTCTAGAATGGAAAAAAGTTGTGATTTAAACAGGGAGTTTTGGGGAATTATTTTGGGGATGTTTTGGGGAAAGAGTTTTATAAATTAAATTCAGTCACTTAGATTTTAGCGAATTGCTCCAGAAACAGTCTTCCACCAGCAACGCATGAATCAACAGCCAGCGCTCCCGCTGGCTGTTTTCTTTCAGCCCTCTCCCTCCCGTGCTAATGTAGCAAGCTACGTATTGGCTAATCACAGGTGAAATCGTTATGTCTGATGACGTGACCGGGACGACAACCCATCAGCAGCTAATCAGCTTATTAACCGAGCAGGAGGCGCACTTTCGTGTGGTGGCGCATGAGGCCGTAGGGAAATGCGAAGCGGTCAGTGAAATTCGCGGGACCGATCTCCGCCAGGGAGCAAAAGCGCTGGTCTGTAAGGTAAAAGGCAACGGCGTTAAGAAACATATTCTGGCAATCCTCGCCGCCGATCGGCAGGCCGATCTGAGCCTGCTGGCCAGCCATTTCGGAGGGCTTAAGGCATCTCTCGCCAGTCCAGCCGAAGTGGATGCGCTTACCGGCTGCGTTTTCGGCGCCATTCCCCCCTTCAGCTTTCACCCGGATCTGACGCTGGTCGCCGATCCGTTGCTGTTTGAGCGCTTTGACGAGATCGCCTTTAACGCCGGTCTGCTGGAAAAATCGGTGATTATGGATACCCAGGACTATCTGCGTATCGCCCGTCCTGAACTGGTGTCGTTCCGTAAACAATAAATACAGAGGCTGGCTAACGGTCAGCCGTTTTCCAGCAGCAGCACGGAAGCAATCAAAATAATCGCGATGATAAAAAACGATGAGGAGATAATCAGCGTTTCGACAAACATAGGATCGTTCAT